CGAGAAACCAATCCCGATACAACTTCCTGTCTTAAAGAAACCGTTATGGATTAGGTTAGCCGACGACTCCGTAAAAAGAACCGACTCGACTAATTGATCAACCAGGGAAACTGGTGTGATGCACCTAAAACGGCCCTCGACCACTTTGCGTGCAGGATGTGGCTCCTGCTTCACGAAAACGCTGGCGGGGTCGATCAAACCATAAGTCAAGGCATCAATTGATGTGAAGTACGACTCAAAGTCCTCTTCAATATTGTACCATAACCACAGTCTAGCGACGGCTGCCTTAATGATAAGGTCCCGCTCACTCTTGAAAGCCAAACCATTATTGGCATAATCAAGGTTGAGGGGATAGCCGGGCGTTTTATCCAAAGCGACGAATCGGGCGGCGACCTCGACTGCTGTATAAAGCACATCGAAGTCGTGACAGTTGGAGTCATTAGGGGTGACCCTTAGAGGAGGCAACACTTTCCTAAACTCGGCTGTACGACCGACCGACTTGTAGAGCAACCCTACATCCAGGTCCTTGCAACGTGGCCTACCAACATGTTTCTTGTATGCGGCCAAATTGACCAACATACCTGATGGTGGGTAGTTGTATCGTAGTACCTCCTCGACCTCGTCGGCTGGCAGATATTTCTTAAGCACGTCCAATCTCTCCTCGATGGGTTTGATTGCGTCCTTAAGACCAACGCCAGCGGTTTTGGTCGCGTTACCGACGTGTTTGAGGGCGCCATCATCAACGCCTAAATGCGCGGTGTAATTTGCACGACTAACGTACTCACACAGCGCATCCAAGTAGACACTACCAGACTCTTTAAGGACCGGATACTTGTCAGCCCACTTGGGGACGTTGTTGTTACAGTGAGGGGTCACATCACCAGACTCATAATACAAGTCTGGCTCCTGAAAACTACTCAAAGCATCCCATATGAGGTGTGAACCCGTAGGGATGTCGCCATAAACAATCCAGTCAGCAATCTCGTCGGGGGCCAAACGGTCTAAAAGACCGTCGAACTCACTCATGTGTCTGAAACGAGCGTTCATGAGCTCGTCAGCACTAATGAGGTCGAAATCACCTTGACCAAATCGCTCAGCATACTGGTCGGCTAACTCTTGAGCTCGCGAGTCATAGTCGAGATGATACTGATCTTTA